TCCGAATTTTATCGCATTAGCGGAAGCGTCTTTGAACCGCCGTATGCGCGCTCCTGAAATGGTGACGCGGGCAACGGTGACGGTTGATGCAGAGTACGAGAACCGCCCAGCCGATTGGCTTGAGACAATTCGGTATCAGATGACCACAAATCCGATAACGGTTCTTCAGTTTGTCACGCCGGAAGAAGCCAGCATTCAAAAGACTAAGTTCTCTGTGTCTGGTACGCCCTTGTTCTTCTCAACTGTTGGTACTCAGTTCCAACATGTCCCAGCGCCGGATACGTCTTACTCAGGTGAGTTGATGTATTACGCCCGCGTTGCTGGCTTGTCGGACGCGAACACTTCTAACTGGCTTTTAACTGCTAATCCTGATATATACCTGTACGCAACGCTTGTTCAAAGCGCGCCATATTTGAAAGAAGATGAGCGCATTGGTGTTTGGGCTGGTATATTAGACCGCCTGATGGCTGAATACGAAGTTGCAGAGCAGCGGGCCAAGACAGGCTCAAGTCGGTTGGTTACTCGGACAAGGACGTTTGGTTAATGGCGGATACAACAACTACCAACCTTGGCCTTACCAAACCAGAGATCGGCGCGTCTGCCGATAGCTGGGGTAATAAGCTAAACGCCGACCTTGATCTTGTCGATGCGCTCTTTGCAGCAGCAGGTACAGGGACAAGCATTGGCGCAAACGTAGGTGCGGGCAAGACACTTGCTGTTGCTGGGACGCTGAACGTCACTGGCACAGTTTCTGGTGGCATCGTTGCCCCGCTTGCTTCGCCAACATTTACCGGCACGGTTGTCTTGCCATCGGGCACAAGCATTGGCCCAGTCTCCTCGACGGAGATCGGCTACCTTGATGGGGTTACGTCGGCTGTTCAAACGCAGCTTGACGCCAAACTTGGCACTGCGACGGCAGCGTCCACCTACGCGCCACTTGCCAGCCCAAGTCTGACAGGCGTCCCGACTGCCCCTACCGCTGCGGCTGCAACCAGCACAACGCAGATCGCTACTACCGCGTTTGTCGATACTAGCTTTGCGAAGCTTGCGTCTCCTGCGTTCACTGGAACGCCGACAGCGCCAACAGCCGCGTTCGGCGCTAACAACACTACAGTCGCTACAACCGCGTTTGTGCAGCAGGTTGCGCTTAACAACCAGCTTCCATTGCAGGCAGGGAACACTGGTAAGTATCTTACTACTGATGGCTCCAACGCAAGCTGGGGTACGGTTACAATCCCAGCGCAAGTCTACCCAGCCGCTGGCCTTGCTGTCTCAACTGGGACTGCATGGGGAACATCTGTTGCCCCAGGCACAACTGGGCAAGTGCTAACCAGCAACGGAACTAGTTGGGTTTCTGGCCCAGCGCCGTCTACGTCATACGCCACCCTTGTTAAATTTGGTCTGTAAGGAAACTCGAAATGCCAGATCAGCTTAAAGAAATCTTTAATGCCGACACTTACCTGAACTCGTTTTCGGGGGCGTCGAAGACTATCATCACGACAGACCCAACAACGCAATATATGATTAAAGACGTTCAGGTCGGGACTAACACAATTCCCGGAACAGAAACGCTTGCGGTCAATAACGTCACGGTAGCATCATCGTTGGCCGCTAGTATTGCTGGCTCCGAGATTGTTGATGTAAGCAGCACTGTCGCTGTACAAGTTTCTGCCACTCCAGTTTTTACGAAATTACCGTATAACTCGATGTACAATGGATACAACACCGGAAGTTTCTCCAGTGACATGGTTGTGTATTCCGCAGCAATTGGCTCAAATTCCTCATCAACCGCTATTGGGACAGTCTCCGCAGGTCTAGCGGCGAACATTTCCACAGTAGGCGGCGAAAATACGGTAGAGCATTGGTTCGTCGGCAGTGATTTTTATTATTGGACATATAACGGTAATACTAGCTATGCGTTTTATAAGCGCACTGGCGGTATTAACGGAACTGAAACACTTCTGAAAAAGTCTGACAACACTGGGACGATTACTCAAAATCCGGGAAACTACGGCTGGGTGCTTTATAGCGCAACGGCAAATAAATTCTATCTTTATGGAAGCAACCGCATCCTCGTAACTTACGATCCAACTACTAATACATCTACGTCGGTTACAGTGTCCGCTGCGGTCCCCGTAAACTCTACCTATTTTAGAGCAACTTTGTCAAATAATGGATTAGTTTGTATTATCCCAAGCTCAGGTTCCTCGTCAAACGTATACGCTATCAACCCCGTAAATGGGTTTTTTATTAACTTCCAGTCCCTGTATGATTGGAACACCGAAGCTGCAGCGGATACTAACATAAAACTATTGGTGTATTTCAGCGGAACCCAATATTATATCTGGCGTACTCAGTCTACCAGTAGTGCGTATTGGTATCAAGCGGTGACAAACTCCGGTTCTGTACCAACGTTTCCGTCTTCGGCGTCAACGAATTATAGTAGCTATGCAGCTAACGGCGCTCCCGTCACTATCGGTGGGTTTGGTGGCAACATCACCGGCGTAATTGGCGCGGCGTATCTTCCAGAAAGTTACGGGGCTAATAACGCAACCTTTGTGTACGTTTCTACCCCAAGCGCAACAGCGCCTGTTGTACAGTCCTTTAATATGGTAACTGGTGTTCTTACACCATTTACACTAACTGGGATCGTAATCGCATCTGGGCGCGGTTTCAAAACATTCACTCCTTCTTCAACCGCGACCGGAGGAGAAATCGCCAGCACAACCAACTTCCCGCAGCTAATCCGTCTTCGGGTTACTGGCGTTCAGACCACACCGTAAGGAATTAAACCATGCTTTCTCCAGGCTCAAACGCGTCGCAGACTTCATTCGCAAACCCACGGCAGATTGTTGTGACAGGCTCCGGCTCTAGTACGGTTATGTATACTGTTCCTGCTGGGAAAAAATTCCAAGGGACACTATCTAGCAATACGACTGGCCATTCAGTCACTATCACCCCAACTGGCGGGTCTTTGGCAATGTTTCAAGTGCCCAGTGTTAGTACAGCACCGACGACACCTGCTCTTCCGATTACGTTGGTGGCGGGTTCAATTGTAACAAATATACCATCCAGCAATGTCTCATATCTCATCGGCGTGGAGACAGACGCATGATTATCGAAATTAACTCAGACCTTTCCGCAACTGTTTACGACGACAGCGGCAAGCGTGGCTTTCGCCTTCCAACCTACAATCCCCGCACGATGGCAAAGTTTGCCAACGAAGACGAAGTGCGTGACTGCGCCGCGTCATTTATTGGCGAGGACATTATGTCTGACTTTGACGAAGCGGATTGGCATCCATCGGCCACTGCTCCGGTCGAAGAAGAGCCTGTCGCTGAACCCGCTCCTCCTGCTGAGTAACTCAGATGGACATGTCGTTCGGCGTTGATACCCTTATAACCGTCATTGCTGGCGTCTTCGCCATCATTGGCGTGTGGACGCAACTCAGCAATCGTCTCGCCATCCTTGAGACAAAGCTGGAATATGGCGATGAAAAGTTCAACGCTATTGACAAGAAGTTCGACGAGGTGATGATGCACCTTCGCCGCATAGAAGATAAGCTGGACAACAAGGCAGACAGATGAATTTCCTAAACAATTTTGAAAGCAAGATTGATGGCGTGAATGACACTGTAGAGTTTGTCATTCGCGTTTCCATTATAACGCTATCGGCTGTGATCCTTGTGGTCGTGATGGCGTTGGTAGTCGGCCTGTTCTTGCCAAATGATATTGTCGATAGCACAGCTATTCTTGAGATGATTAACCCTGCGTTCCAGACCATCATCGGTGCTTTCGTGGGCCTACTCGGTGGCCTCTCCCTCAACGCCAATGCGCGTGATAAGGAAGAACCCGTCGAGCCTGAACCAGCCCCACCCGCTGAGTTGGACGACGAAGAGATGGCTCCGTGGGAAATGTATCGCAACGACCTGCGCTACGACAACAACGACGATGGCACAGTTGACGAAGAGGACTTCCCTAACTGGCGTAATACGGCAGCGTAAATGGCGGGTGATCTTTCCACTGTCGAACTGATCGGCCAGCTTTGGCCGCTAGTCCTCGCGTTTATTTCTTTGGTAATCATCCTCGCCAAGATGGATGTGCGCCTCGGTATGGTTGAAGAGAAGATCAAGACACTGTTTGAATTGTGGAATAAGGGGCAGGATAAGTGAGCCTTGTAAACCTTCAGAATAAATTAGGAGTAACGGCAGATGGCGCGTTCGGTCCGGGAACATTTAAAAAGGCTGCGGCTTTCTATAAACTTTCGCCTGATCGGGCAGCGCATTTCTTTGCTCAAACAGCGCATGAAAGCGGCGGCTTCAAGGCTTTTAGCGAAAACCTTAACTATAGCGCGAAAGGTTTACGCGGTATCTTTGGCAAGTATTTCACGACTGAAGCTATTGCTAAAGGGTATGAGCGTCAGCCAAAAAAGATCGCTAATCGAGTTTATGCAAACCGCATGGGGAATGGTAATGAAGCGTCTGGGGATGGCTGGAAGTTCCGTGGACGTGGCGCTCTCCAACTTACTGGCAAAGCAAATTACCAAGCTTTCGCCACCTACATCGGACGCCAAGAAGTAATGGATAACCCCGACCTTGTGTCGGGTGAACTCTGCTTTGAGAGCGCGCTTTGGTTCTTTGACCGCAACAAACTCTGGGGTATCTGCGA